TCAGTGTTACACCTGACGCTGAAAAAACTATAGGATACATCGCAAGAGTATCCAACCCTAAGAACCAAGACAATCCTAATGTCGAGAAACTCTTAGGTTATTGCATCAAGCACGGTCACTGGTCTGTATTTGAACAGGCACATATGACACTTGAGATCAACACTACTAGAGGACTAGCAGCACAGATCTTAAGGCATAGATCCTTTACGTTCCAAGAGTTTAGTCAGCGTTATGCTAACACCGAACTACTTGGTACTACAATTGAACCACCTGAACTGAGAAGACAGGACTTAAAAAATAGACAAAATTCAATCGATGATATCCCCCAAGATCAGACCGAATTCCTACAGAAAAAGATCGCTCGTTACTTTGCTGAGGGAGTCGATCTTTACGATGAACTCATACGTGAGGGTATTGCGAAGGAATGTGCGAGATTTGTTCTCCCGTTAGCAACACCAACTCGTTTGTATATGACAGGTAGTGCTCGTAGTTGGATGCACTATATAAATTTACGTACAGGACACGGTACACAGAAGGAACATATGCAGATTGCTGAACTATGTCAGCGTCATTTCATATGTAACTTCCCCATCATTTCCAAAGCACTTGGATGGTGTCCAGAGGCAGAGCAAGATGACGATTGCGATTGCCAGTACAAGAAGGAATACCCTGATGGGTGGGATGAAATCCAACCTTGCCTAAGAATCGATTAATGCCCTGAAATTATGCCTACTTACGACTTTATCAACAAAGAAACAGGTGAAATTATCGAAGATGTGCGTATGTCTATGCACGATCTCGATAAATACAAAGACGAACACCCTGAACTAGAACGTTACTTCGGTAATCAAGTTCCCCATCATATGTACGGTAAACCTAAACAATCTGATGGATTCAAGGACGTAATGTCTAAGATTCAGGATTCACATCCCCGTGCAAACCTCTCTCGTTTTACATAATGCCAGTTAAAAAACGTAAGGCTCCCACAACAACAGGTATGACGCAGAAGCAAATAAGAAGAAAGAAACCGATAGGTATAGATCATCTCAAAGTTATAGAACCTCTGACCACTAATCAAGAGAGAGTTTTCAAGTCATACTCTGAGGGAAAACATTTAGTTTTACACGGTGCTGCTGGTACTGGTAAAACTTTTATCAGTCTTTACCTAGCACTACAGCAGGTATTGGATGAAGGAAACCCATATGATAAGGTTTATATGGTTCGTTCTCTAGTACCTACAAGAGAAATAGGATTTTTACCAGGAGATCACGAAGATAAGTCAAACCTCTATCAGATACCATATAAGAATATGGTTAAGTATATGTTTGAGATGCCAGATGATGTTGCATTTAATATGCTGTATGAGAATCTGAAGGCACAGGAGACTGTATCTTTTTGGTCTACCAGTTTTATACGTGGTACGACATTTGATAACGCTGTTATCATTGTTGACGAGTTCAGTAACTTGAATTTTCACGAGTTAGATAGTATAATTACCCGTATAGGTCAAAACTGTCGAATCATCTTCTCAGGTGATGCTGCACAGACTGACCTAATCAAAGCTAATGATAGAACGGGAATTCTTGACTTTATGAAGATCCTGTACTCTATGCCATCATTCGACTGTGTTGAGTTTGGTATCGATGACATCGTTAGATCAGGACTCGTAAAAGAGTACCTTATTGCCAAAATCAACTCTGGACTCTAAATTATGTTCACTACTGTAGGTACACCTGTTGAGTTAAATGATCTCAGAGGTGTTACAAAGGATAAAGGTCGTGTTTACAAAATTCGTGAAGAAAATGAAAAGCAAATCTGGTATCCTTCTGTAACTACAGTCACAGGAATACGTAAGAAGGATAGTATCAACAAGTGGAGAGCGAAGGTAGGAGAGGAAACAGCGAATCGTATATGTAACGCAGCATCAACACGTGGCGAAAAGTTTCATAGTATGGTAGAATCATACTTGAAGAACGAGAAGGTTGAATTCACAAATGCTGCAAAGAGCGTCCTTGCTGAAATGTTATTCAGATCGGCAAAAAAGGATATTCATCGCATTGATAATATTCATTGTCTTGAGGCTCCTCTCTACTCAGATACACTTCGTCTGGCAGGAAGAGTTGATTGTATAGCAGAGTTTGACGGTGAACTAGCCGTTATTGACTTTAAAACATCAACAAGAGCAAAAAAGTTTGAATGGATTGAAAATTATCTTGTTCAAGAGACTGCATATGCTGTAATGTATTATGAACGTTGCGGCATTCAAGTTAAAAAAATCGTCACCTTAGTAGCAGTAGAAGATGGTCAAGTTCAAGTTTTTGAGGAATATGACCTTGAAAAATACTACAATCTCCTACTTGAGTACATTGACGAGTATATGGAATCCATTAAATGAAAGATTTTAAGGAAAAATTTATGACACAAGCGAAATTCTCTGCTATGGTAGAGGAGGTGGTCAAAAACAGTGACGGCTTGGTGAACTACATCGATGCGGTTATCGTAGTCTGCGATGACCTGGAGATCGAGGTCGATACTGTCAATAAACTCATCTCAAAACCTTTGAAGGACAAAATTAAGTTTAATGCCCAAGAGTTAAACTATGTTAAACGTACCAGTAGAGGGGTTCTACCAATATGACCGATAGATTCTACGAATCTGATCAAGTCAAAGACGAGATCAAAGAAATGGAAAAACTGTATATGGACTTAGCTCGTCTATCTACTAAATTCCCAACAATGGACGATGAGACGAAATTAGAGCATTTAGAGAAAACTATGATGCTCATCGCCAAACAAAAAGTTTTTTATGCTAGACTGTGCTTGATGTCTCACGAGGATGAAGAAGCACTGGCAATCAAGTTGAAAATAGATGAAATGTCCAAGGTTTACTCTAATGGAAGGAACATCGATGGTGTTCTTACCGATATGGAGGAACAGTTAAGACAGTTCAGAAAGCAGCTTGACAAAGCATAAATAGTATGTTACCCTTTATGGGTAGTACAAAATACACAATCTACATTTACAAAATACTATGTCATTTGCAGACTTAAAAAGCAGATCTGGTAAGTTCTCGAAACTTACTAAAGAGATCGAAAAGATGACCAGCGGCGGTCGCAAAGTCGATGATCGATTTTGGAAGCCAGCAGTTGATAAGGCAGGTAACGGTTTTGCCGTTATCCGATTCCTTCCAGAAGTCGAGGGTGGGGAACTACCTTGGGCACAGGTATGGAGTCACGCTTTTCAAGGTCCAGGAGGTTGGTACATAGAGAACTCTCTAACCACCCTAGGTCAGAAGGATCCAGTCTCAGCACTAAATTCCTCTTTATGGAATTCTGGTAGCGAGGCAGATAAGGACACTGCACGTAAGCAGAAGCGTAAGCTTTCTTACTACAGTAATATCTACGTAGTCAAGGATCCTATTAATCCTGAAAATGAAGGAAAAGTATTCTTGTATAAGTACGGTAAGCGTATCTATGACAAGATCGTTGCTAAGATGCAGCCCAACGAAAACGACTACGATCCAGAACCCGCATTCAACCCCTTCGATCTATGGAAGGGTGCTGACTTCAAATTGAAGATTAAGCAGGTTGCAGGTTTTTGGAATTATGATGATTCTGTCTTTACTACACCTGGTGTTCTAGGTGGATTTGAAAATGACAGACTTGAAGAGATCTACAATCAAGAACACGATTTAGCAGAATTTACTGCACCATCCGAATTCAAGACCTATGAGGAACTTGAAGCAAGGTTGAAGGCAGTTCTCGGTGCAGCACCACGTGTTGACCGTGAGACTGTAGAGTCTGAACTTGAGGATCTTAGCGAAGGTCGTGCTACTGTAGAAACCACTGATTTTGCTAAATTAGTGGACAAAGCAGAAACTGCCACAGGAGACGATGATGCGCTGTCTTACTTTGCTAAACTAGCTAACGAAGACTAAGGTTAATTATGAAGCGTTTTGCCATTGCTGCTATAGCACTTCTATGCTGCCAGCCAGCAATGGCTGGACCTAGAACAAGTGACGGATTTGAAGTAGAACCTTCACATTGCGTGAAGGACTACTACCACGGATGGAATTGTTGGTATACCCCTGTTAAGAAAAAGCGTCGTGCTTGGAAACGATATGATGACTGTGATCACAGTTACTGTCATCACCATCATCGTAACTGGTCACCTTATTATGAAAGGGTACCAGTATTCCGACCAAACAGGTGGAATCATCACGGTACACCGTGTTACTTCTATAAGGATGAAAATTGGTGCTTCTAAGTCACATTCTGACTGCCTGAAGCAATCAAAGCGGTAGAAGAACCGCTACCAGACGCAGACCCAGTTGAAGCAGTGCTTTGACTGGGTTTTCTGTAGCTAGAAATTCCGACGAATTCTTCAGCAATCGATGTTTCTGTCTTCTTATTACCATCCTCATCAATTTCACCGTGTGGAAGGTAACGACATAGACGCTTGAATTCATTAATGAAATCACTTACATATTCTTCACGAAGCAGGTATATATTTCTCTTCTGTTCATTCTCTGCCATAGCGACTTCAAAATGAGTCACTTTTCTACGGCAATCCTCTTTAGGTACGATAGTACCATCTGATCTAGTGTACTGGAAGGATTCGTTTACTATATTTCCTTCCTTAAGAACCAAATCTCCATTAGTAGCAAATATATCAGTAGATACCCAGTGGGACACAGCATCAACGTCACCGAATCTATTAGTAACGTGATTATATACGTCCATACGTGTCATTGGCCAATCATCATACACGTTGATGATGTTGTTCACAAGGAGAACAATCCAGTCAAGACCTGAGTCACCATAGAACTTACGTGCAACTTGATCTGGTCTTTCACCTTCTTCTATTTCATACTGTACAAAACCTAGGAGTGAACCTTGAAGACTGTCTTTGATTTTGATTCTACGAAAGATATTCCTACAGAGTTCATAGGGATGAACACCTGCTTGGATAGTTCTATTACGGACGTAGACTTTAGGTAGGTACTTAAAATATGCCATTATGCAATACTCCTAAATGCTTCGAACGGTGTCATATTTGGTCTATTGTTTTGTGTTCTTGATGCTGGATCTCGAACCATCTCTCTTGTAACGAAGGATGTTTCTTGGAATTCCAGAGTAACGTTCATAGCAGCAGGACCATAGTCCTCTTCATTATCAATAGCATTTTTCAGTGAATTGTACTGTCCATCTGGTGTAGCATCTACCTCAAGATTGGAAAGTACACATTTTGTAGGATATCTTATTAGTTTGGATAGACCTGTTGGTCTTGATGCGTCTGTACTCCAGTTACCATCATCATCTAGTTTTGCTTCAACACGCATCAATGCTAGACGCATAATATCAGGTATATTCAAGTATCTTGCACCACCAAAACTACCACCACCAGTACCAAATGCCATAGCAGCAGCATCACTACTCCATTCATCAGAAGATCCACTGCTGTAACTAGGCAGCATTGCGTTTCTTAGATGTGAAATGATCTGGTAACACTCCTGTGCTTCAGAAGGGTTACGTGGTGACATTTTAAATGTAAATGAATGGGTACGATACTGTACACCACGGAAAGTAACTTCTTGGTATGGGTTGAATATTTTCTTACTTGCTATTGCACTTAGTTCATCACCACTTATATTACTATCTGCACCTAATGCACTATTAACAGCACCTAATGCACTTGCAGCAGTGTTCATTACTAATTGTGGTTTTGCTGTACCAGCAGCACCCATTAGTGTTTTAGTTGCTGATTCATTAGTTAATCCACCAGTATTAACCAATTCGTTCAACGCACCACCAGCAGCAACACCAGCTGGTCCTAAAGTAGTTGTATTATAATCTGTTGAATATCTTTCGTTTAAACCAGCAGGGAGGTAAAGATAAATAGTTTTAGCTATAGCGTTCCTTTCTCTTTGACCAGCGAAGGGTTCATTGAACCCAGACGCACCTGCACCAGCCCAAGTATATGGGTTAGCACCATCAGAACCTTGTGTTCTATAGATTTGGATACGTAAATAATCCACGTACTGTGTATCAAACGTATCGTGATGGTTGTTCCCTTTTCTGGAAGGTGCTACTTGCTCAGGTAATTCCCTTGGATATACCAAAGGTGAAGTATTACTTCTGTTACCAGGAGGACTAGGAGTGTTATAACCAGGAAGGAACGTGTGTAAAAACTCGTTTATTCTCTCAAGAGGTGGTAATGACATTATGGCCCATAAATTACATCAGGGTAGATTCAAACCAAGACATCCTGGCAAATACAAAGGGGATCCTACAAACATTATTTATAGATCTGGCTGGGAGAAGAAATTTATGCTATGGTGTGATCAGAATGTAAACGTTGTGGAGTGGGGAAGTGAAGAAATTATTGTTCCATATCGCAGTCCCTTGGATCGCCGTATTCACCGTTATTTCCCTGACTTTTATGTTAAGTCGAAGAACAGAGACGGTGGATGCTCAAAGAGACTCATTGAGATCAAACCTTATGCTCAGACTACACCACCGAAACGCGGGAGGAAAACTAAGAGGCTTCTAAAAGAGATTGCCACTTGGGGTGTCAACAAAGCAAAGTGGAAAGCAGCTAGTGAGTATTGTAAGGATAGAGGAATGGAATTTGTGATATTAACAGAACACGAATTAAAGGTATGAGTCTATTCGAAGATATAAGAGATTTAGCAGGAGGTAAAGCACAAGCATCTTCTTGGTGGAGGAATCAGCTTTTCTTTGGATTACAAGGTGTTGATGGTCCTTTGACTGGAGCTGCCGCTACTTTTAACTACAGAGCAGAATTTGGTGAACAGATGGAAAAATGGGATAAGTATCCTATGGTTTATGTTTGGGGTGAAGATTCCACCCATTTTTGGGGGTCAAACGTACATTATTTACCACCTGCTGCTAGAAGGGCAGGTTTTTCTATAGAAGCACCACCTCAGACTATACATAAATACCTGCGGAGGAATGTATTAAGTCCTCTATTAAGCGTGCCAGAATCTGAGTGGGATGACATTGGATTGATTCCCTCTGAGCAATTTGTAGTCACGATAAACGGGCGTGATATCCCGATACCCACCAGAGTAATATTCTAATGCCAGCCCCGAACTCATTTACGGTATTCCAAGATTTAGTTAAGACAGGTGCAATGGAACCTGCCTTGGGTAATCTGTATTCGGTTGAATTTGGATTTCCTGCTATTATCAAGTTTCTACCTGGTTTTCAGTTGAATCCTAGAAAATATTATGAAGCAATTAACTATTTTGCTGATGAAGTAACTATTCCATCACGTAATGTCACCACAGGAGACATAAAGAATTTTGGTGTTACAAGGACATATGCAACAGGTCAAACAGCAAACGAACTATCAATATCATTTCTAGTCACTAAAGATCAGTTCCATAGAGAACTATTTGAAAAGTGGATGAATAAGATGGCACCAGACTCAGAAAATAGAGTTGGGTTCTATGATGACTATACAACTAATGTGTATATTAAAAAGTGGGAACGTGGTTCAAATCTTATATCATCTGTAAGAAAGGAAGGTGTAGATTTTCATTCAAGACTTAATAAAGCAGTAGGTGTATACCAATTTGTTAAAGTATATCCTTATAATATGGGTACTCAGGAATATGGGAATGCTCAAGGAGGAGTGATGAAATTGGATATACAGTTTAAATACGAGAGATATAGATTTACAACTAAAGTTAAGAACGTAGGTGATTGGACTCAGGATGTAGTAGTTAATGATTTTAATAAGGTCAGTCAGCTATTAGACTTATCTGTAGGAAGAACACGCTACGATCATACTGATTTTGGGGTCTAAATAGATATAACTGAATTGTAACCCCCTTACAAAATGCCTTTACCAAAACTGAGCATTCCGACTTACGACTGCGTGTTACCACGAGGTCAGAAGGTCACTTATCGACCTTTTTTAGTCCGTGAAGAAAAACTCCTTTATATGGCTATGGAAACCCAGAACCAGAAGGAGATGATTAAAGCAGTGAAAGAGATCATTAAAGCTTGTACTGATATTAAAAATATCAATAGTCTTGCTACTTTTGATATCGAGTATCTGTTCCTTAAAATTCGTGGTAAGTCCGTAGGAGAAGTTAGTGAATTCAAATTAACTTGTCCAGATGATGAGAAAACTCAGGTCGATGTTGAAGTGAACTTGGATGAAGTTGAAGTGGTTATCCCAGGTGACCATACTAATATCATTAAGCTTACTGACGACGTTACATTAACGATGAAATATCCTTCATTGGACGTGTTCGTTAAGAGTAACCTCACTGAGAATCCTGGTATAGATGATGTCTTTAAACTAGCAGCAGATTGTACTGATACAATCGCTGAGGGTGATGAACTTCACGATTCAAAAGATTATAAGAAGGCAGAACTAGTAGAATTCTTTGAAGGTATGAACTCACAACAGTTCCAAGATGTTCAAAAATTCTTTGAAACTATGCCTAAACTGTCTCACGACATTGAAATATTCAATCCTAAGACAGAAGTGACAAGTACAATAACCCTTGAGGGTCTCGCAGCTTTTTTCGAGTAGCCCTAGCCCACGACACACTGATGAATCTATATGAGACTAACTTTGCTTTGATGCAACATCATAAGTATAGTCTTACAGAACTTGAAAATATGATTCCGTGGGAGAGGGATGTTTATGTGAATCTCTTGGTTCGATTCCTTAGAGAAGAAGAGCAGAGACAGAAACGAGCAGCAGGTCAAAGTGCACCTCTATAAATGGCGACACAGTTAAAGTTAAGAAAATTCCTACCAGCGAAAACGACAGGCAGTATTCGCAAGGATCCTAATGCAGCATTAACTACAAGTATTAACAGACTTGGTTTTGTCGTCAGCGATATTGGATCCATAATGCAGGGGTGGTTTGATACCAAACTTGCAATTATTGAAGATCAAAAAGATAGGGCAAATTTAGCAGCAGATAAAGCAAGAGAAGATAAGCTTGAAAAGGATGTTCAGGATGAGGTAGCAGAAGAAGCAGAGAAATCAGGTGTTGCTAAGAAATCTCAGACTTGGATACAGAAACTATTATCCCCATTTATGTGGATAGGTAGTGTGGTTGCTAAGTGGGCAATTTTAACCTTCTTATCTAACCCTGATAATGCGAATTTTATAAAAAATACGATACCAGTTATTAAAACGTGGTTAGGGACTTTCTTTAAAGTCACAATGACTGGTGTGAATTGGATTATGGATGCTTTCGCAGAAGATAGCATCATAATGGGTGCATTGAAGTTAATAGGTGGTATTGGTGCATTAACGTTAGCGAGTAGGATATTACAACCTTGGAAATTAATAGGTGATGCAGCTAGATTTAAGAAGTTTTTAGATGCTGCTGGAGCTGCTGGTAATAAGAGGTTCCCCAAAACTATGGAAAGAGGACGTAGGTTCAGACGTAACCTAGGTCGTAGGATGAAGGTTCGTTCTGGCAGATTGGTGCAAGGTACTAGAAGAACCCTTGCCACTGGTGGTAGAAGAGTAATGGGTGGTCTTAATAAGTTTGGTGCAAGAGGTGGATTTAGTGCTGTTGCAGGTATATCATCTTTTGCTGGTAGATTGAATGCAGGAGATAGTGTACAGAAAGCAGCAGGTGGTGGTATAGGTGCTACTATTGGTGGTGTTGCATTAACAGCGTTCTTAACACCGATCTTAGGTCCATTTGCACCTTTGGTTGGTAATTTAATTGGTGGTTTTATAGGAGATAAGATTGGTGCATTCTTAGGTGAAGCAATGACACCTATATTTGCACCGTTGAAGAGATATTTTGTTGAAATAATGTTCCCAGTGCTGAAGTCACTGTTTGAACCGTTAGCAGGTCCGATAACAGAGTTCTTTGGAGCTCTGATGCCAGTTATTCAGCAAATAGTTGATTTCCTCAAACCTATTTTTGATAGTGCAGTCAAGAAATTGACTGAGTGGCTTAATAGTGAGGAGATGAAGGTTGCTATTGATCGTCTCGTTGGATTCCTTAAGATGGCTTGGGAGATAGCGAAGAAGATTGGTGGTGCAGTTAAGAAACTTGCCTCTTCAGCAGTAGATACTATAACTAAGTTCAATCCTTGGGCTTCTGCTGAACAGAAACAAAAGGTATGGATAAAGGATTCTGAGAAACAGACTGCTAATTTAAAGAAAGAATTTGAATATATCAAGAATCTTAGACAGGAAAGAATTGATAAAGGTGAAGATAAAGATACGGTAGATAAGTCTAGGTTTATTTGGCCAGGTGTTGATGGATTCGCTCCTTGGCCAATTCATACACCAGGTGGATTATCTGGAATGGTAATGGGTTTTGGTTGGGGTGAGATGGGATCTACCCTGAAGGACAAGATTAATCATTGGCCAAAGATGATTAAGGAGTCCAAAGAAAAGTGGGAGAAGCGTAAGGAAGAATTAGAGAAATTATTAAAGCAGAAGAAAGAAGAGGAAGCTAAGAAGAGAGAGAAAGAAGGTAAGTCTGCTGGTGGTGAAGTTACCATCAAAGCAGGACCACCAGGAAATCAGGAGACTGTTAAGAGGTGGTTATTTGGAATGATGGATGGTATGACTATGGGTCTTACCGATTTTGATGGACGTGGAAGTACTCTTGATGGTGCTAAAAATATCCTTACAAGCGTTAGGGGTCAGATAAATAGTGAGCTGAAGGATAGATCCGAACAAGCTGCTAGTGATGATCTCACTGATGTTTGTATTAAAACTAGGATTATTATGCAACCTGTTGTTAGAGATGTTATTAGAACCGTTCGTGGTGGACAGAACATTCAAGTTGTCCACAAGACTCACTCAGCTGAGGTAAGTAGTTAATGGCTAAGACAGTATCAAAAACAATTAGATTTTATAAGTATGTCACTCCCCCAAAGGATGATACTGCTGTCATAGTTGGCAATAAGACTATTGCTGGTACAAATTTCACATCAACTATTACTGCAATTAACTCGTTAGGTGCTACGGTTAATAGTCTTGGTGTGATGATGAAGGGGATACGTAATAATCAGATTGAACAGGCAGAAGATGCTAGAAGGAATGCACAGTTAATAGCAGACCAGTCAAGGGAGAATGATCTTGAAGCTAAAGATCAAGATGGTGGTGCTGGCAAGGTCATTAAGAATATCGCTAAGGGTGGAATAGGTTTCTTAGGACATCTATGGAAGATGTTCAAGCAACTTGCTCTATTCGGTGCCTTGAATTGGTTGTCAGATGAAAAGAATAGAGAGAAAATACAAAAGATAGTTAAACGTGTTGGTGCTTTCCTTAAATGGATGGTAGATACGTTTACAAGTATTGCGAAATTTATAGGAGACTCGTGGGATAAAACTTTTGGTGAAGGCAAGACCTTTATGCAAAGGTTGGAGGGTGCAGCCAAATTATTAGGTGCAGCAGGTCTAGGATTATTAGGCTTAGGATTCTTAACTAATCCTCTTGCCACTATTAAAAACTTTACTAGTATTCTTGGTGCAGTTGGTAAGGGTATCCTTAATATGGGTAAGTTCCTAGGAGGGAACAGACTCGGAAGATTTGGTTTAGCACTTGGACAAGGTGTAGCAGCATATCAAGAAATTAGTCAAGATGAATCTATACCTGAAGAGGATAGACAGGCTGCTGCTATAGGTGGATCCACTGGTGCTACTGTAGGTTCTATCGCTGGTGGTGAGATTGGTGCTAAGTTCTTAGGACCTATTGGTGGTCTAATTGGTAGTGCTTTAGGTGGATTCTTAGGTAAGCACGCTGGTAAGTTCTTAGGTCCAGTTGTACAGGAGACATTTGAGAAGATCAAGGTGATCTTTAATCAGGTAATGGAGTTTGTTAACAAGATAATGGAACCCATTATGGCTGCTGTCCAAGACTTCTTTAAAGCATTAGGACCAGCAATAGACAAGGCAGTGGACTTTATTAAACCACATCTGCCTAAGATAATGGAGATTGGTAATATTATAGGAAAGGTTGCGTTTGCTCCTTTGATCTTACTGTTCAAAGGTCTGACAAAACTTCTTAAGATGATACCTTCTAAGCAAGAAATAGAAGGTGTTAAGGCAGAACAGGATAAAGCAGAAGGTAAATCTATAGGTGGTGTTGTACAAGCACCTAAGATGGTACCTTATCCAAATCTACCAACACTGAAGATACCACAGTTCAGTAAGGGTGGATGGATACACGGTCCCCAGTCAGGTTATCCTGTATCAATGTCTGGTAAAGGTATTGATTTCATTGGTCACGGTACAGAGTATGTTGCTAGGAGATCATCAGGTGGATTTGTCATACCATTTGATACTCCACATACAAGAAGAGATCCTGGTTTAACTTCACGTAGAATAGGTCAAGCAAAAGCAGGTGGATATAAGGTACCTGGATTCTCTAAAGGTGGTCCTATTGTAAATCCACCAGTATATAATTTACATATACCTAGTAGAAGTCTTGGTGGATTCGTAAAGAATACAACAAAGACAATGATAAAAGCGAATCCTTTAGCTGCTGTTGCCCTTAAAGCTGCTGAACCACACGTTAAGAATGCTGGTAGTGCATTGGTTACAGCATTTACTAAGGTTAAGGAGGCTGCTAATGAAGCAACAGGTGGTGCACTAGATGGTGCTATTGAAGCAATGGTTGCACAAGCAATCAAAGCTCCACCATCCCAGACTGGTGATATAGGTGGTGGTCCTGAAACACCTATCATTCAGGATGTTCCACGTAATCCAGCAGCACAATTCCTAGTCAGTAGGTTTGGTAGATCTGCTGAATCTAATAACCCAGTAAGTAACTTCTTATGAGCGAATTACCCGTACAACCGAAAGGCTATAAGATTACTAGGTTTAACCTTGTTGCTGCTGATAAGTATGATCCTAAGCAGAAGGTAGATGAAGCCGAGATTGCTGACGGTGCTTTAATCGATTTGCGTAAAGTATGTTCTGGTTGGAACTATATTGAGTCTATTGATTCACCATCAGTTAGGATGGAGATTGCAATCTATGACACTGTAGATCTTATCAGTAGTTTGAGTGGTAATGAACTTATACAGTTGACTATCGAAACAGACTCTGCTCCAGGTGCATCGTTAGAGATAGAGCAAAGAATTTTTAAAATTGGTAACATAATTAAGTCTGAAAGAGCAGTGGCATATATGATATTCACTGTATCACCAGAGACTATTAATAATGAAACCAATAAAGTCTTCAAGTCGTTTAAAGGCAATATAGGATCAGCTCACGTTAAGACTCTAGTGGATGAGAAATTAATGTCTGCTGGTAAGGAATATTCTTACGAACCATCTAAGGGTAATTTTAATTTTATTGCAACGACTTGGAGACCATATGATTGTATCGGGTATATTTCAGATAAAATAGTGAGTTCTGTTACTAATACTGCTGGTTATATGTTCTTTGAGAATAGTAAGGGATATTATTTCCATACTATTGATTGGTTATGTTCTGATAGGAACCCTACCAAAGCAAAACCAGTTAAGTATACCTATGAACAGGCAAACGTTGGTGAATCTACCTTCAATGCCTTTAAAATAGAACAAATTATCTTCCCAGATAGAGGTAATCATCTGGAGAAATTAAGATCTGGTACTTACAGTAACACTGTAATTGGTATCAAAGCACCATCACTAACAAGTGGTAATCTACCTGAAGAAGGATCTTCCGAATCAGATTCAGATACACCTGGTGATCAGAAAAGTGCTTCTGGTTCAATAGAACCACCAATGCATATGGGACTGGATAAAGTGTTTGGAGTTGCAAACAAAGCAGGTGGTCTACTGAATGATCAGTTCCCATATCCTAAAGTCCCAGATATATACTTTGATGAAACCAGACCATCACGTACAAAAATACGTGCATTACCTGGAATGAAAAATTCAGCTCACGCTTCCGATTCTACAGGTAGTGCGGGTAATATGGATTATGATACAGTATGGGCATCTGCTTACAGTTTCAGTCGATGGCAGTTACTGAAAGCAATAAGCCTTGACATCACAGTACCAGGTAATGTAGGATTATTTGTAGGTCAGATCATCCAACTTAAAATACCTGCTTCGACAAAGAGCGAAGAAAGGACAATGGAAGATCCAGTATACTCTGGTCTATATCTGATCACTGGTCTAACTCACGAGTATACACCTGAAGGTGTAACAACTATACTCAACCTATCCAAAGACAGTATCACTACTCCTAGTTAAAGAATTATGGAAACTATAGAGCAACATATCCAAAAAGATAAAGAGATCCTCGCAGATCCTCAGACAAATCCTCAGATGCGTAGGCATACTAAGGAGGAGTTACACGATTTAGAAGAGTATTATGAGCATCACGAGGAAGAAATAAAAGCAGGAGATCATCACGATCCTAACTGCATTGAACTATTCTGTGATCAACATCCAGACGAACCAGAATGCCTAGTGTATGACGATTAGAAGATTATGGAGAATCTGGAAGTATACTCTGGGTTCTTTTAGTGATGAGGCAACTAAACGATACGACAATATTGTAGCAATTATGAGGACTCTCATCTTTGCTACATATCTTATAACTAACTGCTTTATTACAGCAGGGGTAATTCGTCACTGGAACAATTAAATTATGAGTGAAACACCTAATAGAGTGGTGCAATCCTTTATAGCAGGAGGAACCATAGATGCAGATATATGTGACGGTGTTTTAGAATTTTACAATGAATGTGATTACTTGGACAAAGTTCCAGGAGAAACTAATCACGGTACTGATAAGGTTCTGAAACAATCTACTGATATGGCAGTCCCATCCTTTATTAAGGATAAGAGGATTACCAAGTATCTGGATGCTGTTCAGGGTGCTATTACCCTATACGTAGAACAGTATCCTTGGGCATCTATGTCTGAGTTAGAGATTATTGAACCATTCAATATTCAACATTACAAACCTGGTGAAGCATTCACCCAACCTCATACCGAAAGGTGTTCTTCTAATAAGACAACATCCTTTAGGCATCTTGTTTGGATGACATATCTAAACAATGTAGAAGAAGGAGGTGAGACTCAATGGGTGCATCAAGATCTTGCAGTTAAACCAGAGAAAGGTGTTACCTTATTATGGCCTTGCGATTGGACACACGTGCATCACGGTGTTCCTGCACCTAACGAGGATAAATATATAGTAACAGGGTGGATTTCATACGCATAAATGCCAGCAACACTTGACGCAATAGGAAAATCTGATGTAATGGGACGCGACGGCTTCACTTGGTGGGTCGGCGAAGTCGAAGATATCGAGGATCCTCAGAAAATTGGTCGTACCAAAGTCCGTATAATCGGTTGGTACACTGGTACTGGTGCCAAACAAGCGTATACAAAGGAAGTTCCTACTGAGGACTTACCTTGGGCAATTACTATGTTGCCTACCAACCAAGCAGGTATTAAGAACACTGGAGCGAAGTGTGAACTTCAGGTCGGTGCACAGGTTCTCGGTTTCTTCCTAGACGGTGAAGAGGCACAGTTACCCGTAGTTATGGGTAACATTCGTGGATTTAAGAATCTTTCTGATTCAAAATCTCCAGACGGTGTTCCAAGTACAGAGCAAAAAATAGGAGCAACATCTGTAGCTGATTCTACGAAAGCAGTGTCAGATGACGAGATGTCACCACAGTCTAAGACCTATCAAGGTGAGGTCTCACACGGAGGAAACTCATTTGTCGTTGTCGCTGGTGATACACCAGGGGATGAGTTCGGAGGAGAAGAGAAGTCACGAGGTATCATTCCTAAAGCAGCACAAGATGCTCCTGGCAACGTATACACGAACCCAATGAAAATCCCTGCTGACGCTCAAGGTGTCGCAGATGGATTGTCTGGTCCTGGAGGTGTAGGATTCGAAAAGGATCTCACAAGGATGCTTAACGAATTTGGACAGTTATCGGGTTCTATTGCCAAAGACCCCGCTGGTAATCTCATTTCTATCATAACTGGTAAGAAACTTAGAAATGATGTACTAGATAAAGGTCTTGCTGGCATAAGTGAGATGGTATCAAATGCCATCAGTGGTGTTATGAGTGCACTAAAGAATATCCTAGCCAAGCAGTTAGAGACTATGGTTAATGGATTGATGAGTGCTCTTACTAGCGTCATACCCCTTGGCATAGTACAGCAGTTGTTGAAACTCGCTTCGTTTATCACGAGTCTGTTCTGTGGGTTTGAAGGAAATTATATTCTCGGTGCAATAGCAGGTGCAATGGGTGACATTAAGTCATTTGCTTCTGATGTTTCAAGTAATATTGTAGATAAAGTAGTTGGTGGTCTTGCCAGTAAAGTACAGGACACTGTTGACGGTGTTATCGGTAAGATCCAAGGAGCAATGGGTAAGGTTGCAGCAATGGCATCTAAGGTTCAGGCTGCTATCGCTGTTGCTCAGAAGGGAATCGCTATAGCAAAGAAAGCAGGTGCAGCATTAAAATCATTATTTGAATTTGATTTCTCCAAGATGAACTGGGGATCTCTTATTAGTATTATCCTTGGCATCCTTAAGATGCTATTTGGTAATAAAGATTGTGGTCGAAGTCATTCGCCACCCAAACAAAAGTTCTGGTTACCACTGTTAGGTTCGAGTACGTGTGAAACAGTACCAGAATTTTTACAGCAAGAAATTGAGATTGATACTGGTTCAGGTACAGGAAGTAAGACCAAGGGTGATTACTTCTCAACCTTGATGCAAGGTATTGATGCGTTTAAGGTACAGGCACAAACTTCTATGAATGGTGCTATCACTATTCAAGATAATACACCTGGTAAAGAAAAGACTATTGTTCAGCACGCTGGTGGTCAGACTACTATTGCAACTGCTCACGGTGATCAGCACCAGAATTTACCTGGTAATACCACTGCTATCATTGGTCGTGATGAAGCAAAGAGTATTAAAGGTAACAAGTTAGTTACTGTTGAGGGTGACTATACCCTTAAAGTAATGGGTAACTTCAACATTGAGGTTGGTGGAACACATAACTTACACGTGTCACAGGGTGTTGGTGATGGTGGATCCAAGCAGAAGAAAGCAGCAACAACTTACGCATCAGATTATGATGTAAGTTACGAGGGAGATTACAAAATTCAGGCACCTAACATTACGTTTAATGCCTTGAACGAGTTCTCTTGTAATGCTTCTACAATTTCCAATAAAGCAACTTCACTGATGAACTCCATATCTGGTGAGATCATTAATGAGTGTGCTTGGAAGACAGAATTTGTTAATAATGTACATTTCTTGAATATTGGTATGCTTAACCCGCTACCTGCTATAACAGGTCAGGTTAATCTTATCAAAGGACCACAGATTACTATTAATGGTACTGGTATAGGTCCAAGTCCAATGCCAGCAGCACAGATTAATATTTGTGAATGCACGGTACCAGGTGGTATTATTGATGTTGTGAACGGTAGTATGGGTGGCAGACTATCCCTTGTAAACACTGGTAAAGGTGGCATAGGGGAATTCGTGACTGCTGCTGGTGGTGCTATAATGAACAACGTGACTAACGGTGTTGCTACATATAACGTTAACACTGGAGTCTTTACTGCTGGTTGTGGTGCTGGTCCTGCTCAGTTCTATGGGTTGCCAATTCTGCTCAACTAGGGTATAATACACTTGTAAAGAGGTTACTATGCTCAGACAGTACACGGTCAAACTCAAGAGACCTAACAGTGCTTTGCCTTTGATCGAAAAGGTGGATGACTGTTTGACGATGCAGGAAGCAATACAACGTGCAGAAGCACGAACAGGATTGAAGCACTTCACTGCGTACCCTAGTTATGGAAAGTGACGAGCTTAATTACATCTTATTTGAATACTTTGACCTTCTTATGGAATCCCAAGAACTGTGGCTAGAACACGTATGGATCTATGTCCATCAGCGTAGAATTTCTATGCAAGCAAATGACGGTACAATGGAAGAGATCCGATTTAAGTGGGATAAAGAGGGTGCAGAAGGTTTCCAAGAAACCATAGCACAGATATGTGAGGCTGTGCCTGAAGACCAACGTTGTTTTGTATCTAAATGAATAGATTAACTTATGACGAAGCAATAGAAAATATTGCATTCACTTTGAAATTAGCATCAAGAGGTACACCTTTTGTGATAGAATGTCCTGAAGGTAATGTTCTTATTACACCTGTTGCAAATAAAGCAGCAGAACAGGTGGATGATGAATTACGTGAGCAAGAGAAAGCTGCTGCATATCATCAAGGTCCATTACCCATACCTGGCGTTAACCTACCAAGTCAGGCAGAAGTTGCTGCTTTTGCTGCTCAGGAGACGCAACGTGCAATCAGCGACCTTTCTTAACTATCTCTGTCATAAGTGGGATAATTTACAACAGGCTCAGTGTTGGCCAAATCAATTTGCACACGTCCACTATGACTGGTGGGTCGAGGGTGCTTTTTTACATTCTAAGCAATGGTATGATTGGAGTGGAGAAGTATACAGAGAGAGAACACATCAATTAGATATATTTGACAATCATATTAAATTGAATATTAATGAGAGTGGTCTTCATCTAATCTTTACTGAGGATGAGACTGGTCACGGATTTATTGGTAAGACACCAGAGAACTCTTATAATGAGAAAGGTATTAAGATAGAAACTGTGGTAACATTAGATGCTGTTACCTACACGTCATTTGACAAAGGAACTGATAAGGATGGTAATATACTTTGGGGTAAGATCCCTGGACCTTTCATTTTTAAACATACATAATGATGGATGAATTCCTTGACACGCTAGTACATCACTGGCATAATCTAAAGCAAGCACAATCCAATCCCCAAAATTTTGCTTATGTACATTACCTCTGGTATTATGATGACGGTGTTCTAAAAACTAAACAGTGGTACGATTACAATCCGAACGAACCATATCGAGAGAGAACACACAGGGTCTATGAACGTGACAATCTAGTCATTCTTGAAACGGATAAAGCTGCTGACTGTGTATGGTCACGTACTCCTAAAGGATGGGTGGGTAAGTCTGATCCTAATTGGGAACATCCTAATAAGGTAAAGGTACTTACTAAAGCACGTTTAGAAAAGAATTCATTTGCAATAGACGATAAAGGATGGGATCAAAGAGGTAATCTTATCTGGGGAACTGAAAAAGGTCCATTCGTTTTCACACAATGCGATACAAAGTAACTTCTGAGCATTACATTCTCAAGAACCAAGGTGTTGTCAAGATGTGGTTCATCAATGGTATAGCATTTACCTTTGATGAAATTGATAATCCCTCAATGGAATTAATTGAGCAGTGTGAAGCTAAACCTACATACAGATTACAGGATTTGTATCATAATTCACAGTATCTTATTATGGAGCAGTGTCATCCAATTCTATTTGAGATGTCAGAACAATGCGAAGGCGAGGTACCCTATTAAACCTCCCTTCTTAAGAGTTATAAATAAAACTGTACGAAATAGCGCATAGAGTTAGTGGGAACCAAAAGAATTTCACAATTAGATACTCTGGCAGATGGTGTCTTGACAGGAGAAGCAGTTCTCCCAGTTGTAATCTCCGATCCACTTATTCCTAACCGTAAAGCGAAGATTAATCAGATCTTTAAAGGTGTAGGTGCGGGATCTCAGTCACAGCCTGGTCTCTGCTTTGATTTGGATAGAGACACAGGTCTTTACCAAGATGCTTATAATGAGTTGGGTCTTGCTTTCGGTACATCTAGTATGTACTATAAGAAGCAAGATAATGCTGATGGTTCTGCTACGATTCGATTTATTGCAGGAGATACAACATCTTCTAATGTTAACATTGATATGCGACCGCAGGGTTCTGGTAAGTTCCTTGTTAATGGTCCTGCTGAATTCCAAGATGTAAGTTTTTTCCTTGCTGACGATCAGAACCCTGATAAGAAAGCAAAGTTTGAAATCTCTGGTATATCTACTGGTGCAGGAATAAGGTCATTTGCGTTACCAAGTACAGGAAGTTTTACTTCTACTACTCTGTTAGGTAACGATACCGCACAGACTATTAGTAATAAGACTATCATCATTCAGGATGGTAACTTACAAATTGTAGGTTCATCTAACGCTGGTAAGATAGCACTATTCGAGACTGACTCTTGGGAAGCACCCGTCACGCACATCTATAGACTGCCTGACTATGGTACTTCTGCATCTCAGTCTACTTTGATTGATACTATTACTGAGCAGAATGTCAGTAATAAGAATTTAATCAATCCATCTATTTCAAACATTGAATCTGGTGATCCAAATAACCCTACACCAAAGGTTACTTTTAATTCACCTGATGTAACATCTGATCGTGTTGTTATTTTCCCTGACGAGTCATTGACTGTTGCAGGTACTGAATCAACACAGACTATGAAGAACAAGGATTATGCTGATCCTCGTTTTGCTGATGCTACTGATATTACTAAGCGTATTCAGTTTGATATATCTGATGTCCCAGGTGCTACAATTCTTAGATACGCATTTCCTTATGCTCAGTTAAATACACAATTATCTGAGAATAATGTTCTAGTTACTGAACTAGCACAACAAGTATTAGATAACAAGACTATTAGGTCACTTAGGTTGGTTTCTGAAGATAACGATCAGAACCAAATTATTATGGACCTAAGTAATATTACGGGAACGAAGTCAATTAGTTTCCCAGATGCAAATGCAACACTATTATCTACCGAGAACGTCGGCACCTTGGGTGTTAGTTTCGGTGGTGAGATCTCCGCACCTGACTTCGGTGGTAGACTCAGACTCACAAATCATTTCTTCGCAGGTTGGTAAAACACAATGACAGCAGGAAGACTAGCTGCCTTAAGCCCAGCAGCAACTACAGCATCAGTTCTTTATAGTACGGACGTAGATCATACAGCATCTACTATTCTTACTGTAGGTGAACGTGGTGGAAGTGCCGCTACTTATAGAGTGGGGCATAAGGACTATACACAGAAATTAACCCTAGACGCAAACACATATAAATTTGCACGGGGAAACCCAGTTTCAAATTATAAGGTAGAGATATCTCCAGGTATTGTAAGAGGTGATGCTACTCCAGGTTTAGCAATTGCTTCCGACGATAAGGCAAAGAATGCGAAGATTCTTGATGCTTATGTCGCAACTGGAACCATTACCAACTATGTAAAAGTAAAGACATATACTTCACTCACTGTTGATTCAACTGGTGTCACAGGTACATTCCAAGGAGGAGAGACAGTCACTGGTGCCACATCTGGTATGACTGGAACGTTCCGTGGGCTCGGAACAGGTGGTTCTATGAGTATGGAAGTTGCTGATATTACAGCAGGTGCTGTATCAATTAAAGGTGTCAACATAACACCTTTGTTTACTGGTGATCCTGCCGCATTTACTCAAGCATATTTTGTTTTAACTGATACACCAACACCACCAGCAGGTCAGAATACTGAAATTCTCAGTGCTACTGCTGCATCATACTATTCAGGTACTACAGGAGGTGGTAACGTTACTGTAACTCGTGGTGTATTTGGAACCACAGCTTCTACACACAGAGCAGGGCAAAACGTAGCAATCTATCGTGATGCTGCTACAACCACTACACTTAATACTGGTGGTGGTACTCTAAACGCTGGTGTAACTACTGTACCTGTAACTGATGGTACAGTTGTAGTTTCTGGTCAGTTCTTGAGAGTTGGCAACGAGATTATGAAAGTTACTGGTGTAACAGGTAATGACTTAACAGTTGATCGTGGTCAGTGGGGCACAACTGATGCTACTCATAACGACGGATCTACTGCTACACCAATGACACAGGAAGCACAGCAGATGATGTGGCAGTGGTTTGATACTTCTGAAGATCTAAGTGGTGGTATTTCAAACGCACAAGCTACTACTCAGTTTACTGCTACTTCTAGTGCAATCTATACAACTGGATTCACTTGGGGTACAACTGCTGGACAAGAAGTTATTCCTTCTGAGTTCCAGATGGACGTTGATCGAACATACTTGTTTGACCAAGCAGATTCATCTAACACAGGTTTACCGCTAAGATTCTCTGATATTCAAGAGGGTACTGGTGCTACACCTACTGCTGGTACAGAATATACCACAGGTGTAACGAAGACTGGTACTGCTGGTACTGATGGAACGATTCAAATTATTCCAACAACCATAACTCCCAACCCATTGTATTACTATGCTGAAGGTACAGCATCAACACCAGGAGTTACTACTTACTCAAGTGCTGTCACTATTGTAAGTGATCCTGTATTTACTGAGATTTTCCTCTATGATGTTCACGGTACTTGGATCACTGGTGATTCATTTACCATTGGTACATCAGCTCAGACAGTTGGTACTGTAACTGGTGGTAAGTATGGTCACGTTTCGAAGTGGTCTGGTTCTGATCTCTATGTAACATTAGGAACAGGATCTGCTGCATTTGCAGGAACAGACACGTTTGTTGACACTCCAACAGTGGAAGGTGCAGCACGTGCTACTGCAACTGTTAACTCTGTAACTGCTGCTACTGATCTTGAAACAGCAGATTATTATGGTTATGATGTTGCTATTTCTGCAAACGCAGTTAATGAGCACAAAGGTATTGTAGTTGGTCCTAATTCACATCTTATTGTTTATGCTTCAAGTGCTGACTTGTCTTTCCAAGTCAATGGATTCGAGAACACAGTTTCCGATTACGTTTCTATACATTATAATCAGCAATCCTCAGCTCCTGCTGGTGGTGGCGGTGGAAACCCAAGTCCATAACGATAACTAAATAAACATAAGAGGATACTGGTAAATGGCACTAACCCGTCTAAAGAATATTATTACGTCGAGGACGGGACGTATTATATACGTCAACCCCGACGATTTTGACGCATCTGATGCTTACGATAACCGAGGTAACTCGGCACTACGACCATTCAAGACATTGCAAAGGGCATTTCTTGAAGTGGCAAGGTTCTCTTATCGTGTTGGTCTGAGTAATGACGAATTTGACGCATTCTCGATCTACCTATATCCGTCTGAATATGTTTTAGATAATAGACCAGGGACAAACTTATATACAGAAATTACACCATTTGATGAAAATACAAACTTTGATTTAACCTCTCCGAACAACATTCTACAAAAATTCAACTCTGTTGATGGTGGAATCATCGTTCCCAGAGGTTGTTCTGTTGTTGGATCTGACTTACGTCGTACTAAGATTATTCCTAAGTACGTACCATATCCAACCTTACAGGCATCACTTGGTATTACATCTGCAAACGAACCAGGAGAATCTGCACTATTCAGACTCACTGGTGGTTGCTATTTCTGGCAACAATCATTTTTTGATGGGGATAATAATGGAGTTTACTACCGTCCTGACGTAGTTGATACTATTGCTCCTAACTTCTCTCATCATAAACTAACTTGCTTTGAGTACGCTGATAACGATGACCTAGATCTATACTATCAGAAGATCTCTAAAGCATACGCAACTATTCCCGACACGTCTGGTACTATTTCACAAGACCAGTTACAGGCAAGAGTCGAGGAAAACAGAATTGTAGGTCCAATTTCTGACGAATTTAGGGTATCCCAGATTATCAGAAATGGTCAAACTGCTACAGCATTTACTGTAGACATCCAAGATAACCCAGTAAACCACGGATTCTCTGTGGGTGTTGCTGTTAACTTAAGTGGTGTTACAGGACCAACTGAGGCAGACGCTAATTTATATAATGGATCGTTCCTTGTCACGTCAGCACAAGGTAACCAGTTTACGTATCAGATGTCATCAGAACCATCTGGTAATGCTATTGGTAGTAACGTACTGGT